ACTAGTGTAATGAAAATTATCTCCACCATAAGCATCTACAATACCTGTAGATTGATTGTAATGATTAAAAGCTAAATCACAATTAACAATTATAGGTTTAAGTTCTTCCCACCAAACATTAATAGTTTCTGCGTCAGCAAAATATTGTTGATCTTTTTTTTCTAAAATATTAGAATTTTCTCCAGCAACTCTATTTAAAGTATTTTTTAATTTACTTTCGTTTTCAAAAAGTTTGATAGCATTCTTACACATTACTTCAGGTATCCAATTGTCATAAATACCTATAAAATTTTCTATATTTACTGTTCTTTCTTTATTGTTCATTTACAAATATTTGTATTGTTTTTCTTGGTATCAACGGTTTAGTCACTGCTGATACTTTATGTAATATAGGAGTTTTTAAAATAAGTAAAGAGTTACCTGTAACAGGTATAAAGCCACTAAACCTATTATGAGAAAATAATAGTTCTCCACCAAACCTATTATTCCATCTTCTATTTAAATAGTAAGTTATTCCATAAGTCCATTTATCATCATCATGCCAATTAATCCCTGCGCCATCTTCTGTAGAATGTAATAAAAAATTAAAATTATCACTTTTGATTGGATGAAAAGGATTATTTTGTAATTTGGTTTTTATTGATTTTAATAAATAATGATTGTTATCAAAGTGAGTTGTCTTAGTAAAATTTTTATATCCATATAATAAAACGTCTTGCCAATATTCTTTAGTTGATTTTAATTTCATGTCTTTGTCTTTAAAGACTTGATAGTGTAACTCTTTATAAGTTTCGTAATCTAAAAAATTTTTTATATAGTATAGTTTATCTGGTATTTGAAATGCTAGTATCATAATTTTTCTATAATAAATTTGTAGTGCCTGTTTTCATTTTGTTTAAATAATTTTAATCTTTCTTCTTGTATTTCTGTAAAAGCAACTATGGAATAGTAATCTATTTTATCCTTAAATTTTATGTAGGTTTCAGATATATCTTGTTCCATAGATTTAATAGTGTCCTCTGTTTGATCTTCTATACTTAAAATTTTTAAATTATTTGTTTCACATTTTTTTAAAAAAACAACAAAAGCTTCTTTTGTCCACAAATCTGTAACTATTATCTTTCCGTTATTTTTTAATTTTTTGCGAATATTTTGTAAAGCATTATCTCGATTGTAAAAAAAATGCATAGAGCAATTTAAAATTATGATATCAAAAGATAAGTCTTTTAATTTACTTTGAAACAAATTATCTTGAATGTAATTACATTCTTTAAAATTAGATTTTGCATAATTAATAAAACAAGAATCTATATCTATACCTGTAACATTACATTGTTTATAATATTTTTTAATTGTATTTGTTCCTCTTCCCCAACCACATCCAATATCTAAAATAGATTGAGTATCAATATTTATGTTTTTTAATAAATTAAGATATGAAGTTATTTGATTTGGAAAATCATTATCATCATTTTGTAATTTAATTTCTTTATCTATAAGTCCATGATTTTGTAAAGGATACCAGTCTTTATCTTTTACATATAAATTAAAAAATTCTTGATCTGACAGATTTGGTTTTACTGAATCCATGCAACTATACTATATCTAGTTCCTTTCGTTATGGGCTCTATTTTGTGTGGATATAAAAAATTACTAGGAAAAAATACAATAGATCCTTTTTTTAATTTACACCTCTTAACTTCAAATTTTTTTTGATCACCAAATATTAAATCTCCACCTTCATATTCATCATTTAAATTTATAATTATACTAATTGATCTACTATAATCAGTATAATCATCTATATGATATTCGTATTTTCCTCCTACTTCATATTTTAATAAATCTACTTGATCCATTCTATTAGTTACAATAAAAGGGAATTTAGCTCTGTAGTAAATACATAGTCTATCTACTTCTTTTTTAATTTGATTAAAAGGATCTTTGCCAGGTCCTAAAGAATGTCCTAAAACATTTCTTACTTTTTTGTCCACCTTATCGTAAGTAAAAAGATTATCCATTTTAAATTGTTTGTATGAACCTATTATCTCATTACAAAAATCATCACTGATTAAACCGTCCAATTGAACAATAGCTTCTAAGTAATTCATTTCTTTTTTTTAAAAACTGTTTTATAAACATACATATATTCACCTTTTGCGTATTTGCAGTAATAAGGTATTTTAATTTTATATTTATGGCATTTAAATTTAAAATGCTTTGTAAGATATCCTTGAAAATTCTCTGGCACCGACCCATAAAAAACTGCTCTAGTATTATATTTAACATGGTTAAGTATTAATTTTAAAAATAATAAATTTCTTTTACCTGCAGTAAGAACATTCTTTAACTCATAACTAGGTGAGTCATCAAAAAATATACAATCAAATTTTTTATTTAAAAAAGGCAATTGTAATTGCCACAATCCTTTAATAACATTTATTTTTTTATTTCTTTGTTTGACTCTCCATTTGTGAAACTTTTTAATAACACCTTCATCTTTTTCTATAACGGTGTAAGATCTCAGTCTGTGTTTATTAATAGCTGTAGCAGAGTACCCCATACCAAAACCTATCTCCAATACATCACCATGTGGTTTTAACACTTCAACACATTTTTCCATGTAAGGTTTTTCCCATGCCATCATTGCTTGAAAGTTTTCCCAATTTGGATCGATTATATCTGCTTTAAAATTATTATTTTGGTATATCACTAAAATATTTTACCTTGTTGCCATTTCCATAAATTAGGAGAATTTAATATCTGTCGATATATATAATAATCTAGATCTAGATATTTATTAACTTCTTGTTCATCTAAATCTAAATTTAATTTCTCATCTTTATAATCAATATCACTAACGTTTAATCGCTCTGATTTACCAAAATGCATTTTTAAAAAAGTTGGTAAGTCTTTCATTTCAACATACCAATTAACGTGAGTATTTATTAAGTACGGAACTTGTGAGGAACTATGATTTACATTTCCTTTTTCTCTTGAGAAAATATTTATTCTAGAATTATGTAAGGTATCGTGATTTACTTCATCTTGTTTTAAATTATGTTTTTTTAAATCATATTTCAAACCTGAAACAAATCTATTATAAGGCTCTCTAATTACAGTCCATCTTACTTTTTGAAAATTAATTTTATTTGTAACAACTGGATTTAAATCTTTCATACATTCTCTAATACTAGTAGATCCATTCTTGTGAATTAATAAATATTGAAATTTGTCTGTTTCATATAGTTCTACATTTTGAAATAACATTTTTTCTCCTTTATATTTCTAACATTATGTTTAATGAAAACCTATTATGGTTAACTGTAGGTGCCACACCTCTATGGTAAAGTTTACTTGGAAACAAAATTGCTTCCGATTCTATTGATTTATGAAAAGTTATTTGATCATCTATTTTAAACTCTGTGCCTCCATCATTATTGTGTAAATTATATATAATAGAAAATTTATTATCTTGTTTATTGTCCATGTGAAATTGCATCACGCTTCCGGGATGATACCAGTTCCAATATATTCTATCTATCTTTTTAAATTTCATAAAAGAATTGCTTTCTACTACGTCAAAGATAACTTGAGCGTATGTGTTTAATATATTGTCAGCATAATAATCTCCATGTTCTTTGTAAGTAACTGTTATAAGACCTGCATCTTTTTTATCTTTATTCATATAATTGTTTTCATCAAATCCAAAATACCAACCCTTTGAAACACATAGATTGTTTAATATATTTCTATTAGTATTTTTAGGTATGTTAGTATTAATTTTTGTTATCATCTTTCTAAAAAACAATTTATGCAGTATCTAGTTCCTTTAGTTACAGGCTCTGTTCCATGAACCCATATGGGTTCAGCAGGAAATATCATAGCATCACCTGTTTTAAAAGACTCTTTTATTTGACCATCAAAAAATCTAAATTCTCCTCCCTCGTATTCTTCATTTAAATTTAAAGTACAAGAGGCTCTTTCTAATTCACTTACATCTGAATGGTCACTAATATAAGAGCCAACATCATATTTTAAAATTCTAATATTGCCACTAGATTTAATTAGCCTATCATTAAAATCAGGGCATATTTTACTAGTCCTAATATACTGCACATAATTAGCTATTATTATAGATATGTATTTCTTAGCCTCATTTAAGGCAAACACTATTTCTTCACTAGGATTTTTTACAGCCGATAAGTTTAAACATTTAAAATTGTCTTTTTCTATTTTAAGTGTTTTAAATTTAAAGCTATTCTCACGGCTATATCCATTCTGACCAAGTGTTTTTGGATGTTTCTCAAAAATATCTATTATATTTTTACAGATATTTTTAGGCACCAAACCATTAATTCTGTATCTAAGATCAGATATTTTGTGGTCATAACTCATATTTTATGTTACTTTCATTCTTTAAAAAACTAATATATAAATCACTATATGCTACAAAAGATAGGATTTCAACCGGGATTTAATAAACAAATTACAGAAACCACAGCTGAAGGACAATGGGTTGATGGTGATAATGTAAGGTTTAGATATGGCACACCTGAAAAAATAGGTGGCTGGGCACAATTAGGCGAAGACAAACTCACAGGTGCTGCAAGAGCCTTATTTCATTTAGTTAATAAAGATGGAGTAAAATACGCAATCATAGGAACTAATAGAATTTTATATGCATATTCTGGTGGTATTTTTTATGATATACATCCTATCAAAACAACCACTACTTTAACTAATGCCTTTAGCACCACAAATGGATCCGCTACAGTTACAATAACATTTCCTTCGTCTCATGGGATTAATGTAAATGACATAATTCTTTTAGATAACTTTACAGCAATCACAGGATCTAATTTCACAGCTTCTGATTTTGACGATAAAAAATTTATGGTTACTTCCGTGCCATCGGGTACAACAATAACTATTACAATGCCATCTAATGAAACAGGTTCAGGTGCAACAACATCTGGTGGTATTAGAGTTCAACATTATTACCCAGTGGGTCCTGCAGAACAACTACCTGGTTTTGGTTGGGGTCTTGCGCAATATGGTGGTACTGTTTCAAATCCTCAAACTACAACTTTAAATGGCGCCTTGTTAGATGACACTAATGGTACAGGAGGGTCAGGAACATCTATTACTTTAACAAGCACAGCTAACTTTCCAAGTTCAGGAACAAATTTTATTCAAGTTGGAAATGAAGAAATTTCTTACACAGGAGTTTCTGGAAATGATTTAACAGGAATTACAAGAGCAGTTAGAAACTCTACAAGGTCTGCACACTCTAGTGGAGCAACTGTTACTAACTCATCTGATTATATTGCATGGGGTGAAGCTGCATCAGGAGACTTAGTTATAGATCCAGGTATGTGGAGCATTGATGGGTTTGGTAAAAAAGTAATTGCATTAATTCACAATGGAGAAGTTTTTGAATGGGATTCAGATTTAGCTAACGCCACATCTACTAGAGCTACTATTATATCTGGTTCACCAACTGCATCAAGGGAAATGATAGTATCTACACCTGACAGACACTTAGTATTCTTTGGAACAGAAACAACAATTGGAGATAAGACTACTCAAGATGAAATGTTTATTAGATTTTCTGATCAAGAAGATATTAACACCTATGCACCTACAGCAATTAATACTGCTGGTACACAAAGACTAGCTGATGGATCAAAGATTATGGGTGCAGTTAGAGGTAGGGATGCGATGTATATTTGGACAGATACATCCTTATTTACTATGCGTTTTATTGGTCAACCATTTACATTTGGTTTTGCACAAGTTGGTACAAACTGTGGATTGATTGGACAGAACGCAGCATTAGAAGTTGATGGAGCTGCTTACTGGTTCTCTGAAAATGGTTTCTTTAAATACTCTGGTAACCTTGAGACAATGGTTTGTTTGGTAGAGGACTTTGTTTATAATGATTTAAACACAACAGCATCACAATTAATTAATGTTGGATTAAACAATCTATTTGGTGAAATTACTTGGTTCTATTGTTCTTCTAGTTCAACTGTTATTAATAGATGCGTAACTTATAATTATCTTGACTCTAGACCACAAAGACCTGTGTGGACTACAGGAACATTATCCAGAGGTGCATGGCAAGACTCTTCAGTATTTGGTCTACCACATGCAACTTCTTTTGATGCAGGTAGTAATGATTCGTATGACGTGGTCGGTAATACAGATGGATGTTCAACATATTTTGAACACGAAAAAGGAACAGATGAAGTTTTAGCAACAACGACAAATACCATTACTTCGAGTATAGAATCTGGAGATTTTGATATTACACAACAACGAAGTGCATTGGGTCAGGCTTCAGGAGTTGCAACGTTTAGAGGAGATGGTGAACACATTATGAAGATAAGAAGATTTGTGCCAGATTTCTTATCACAAACAGGAAATACGCAAATAACATTACAATTACGTAATTATTCAAATGATGCACAAGCTAGTTCTTCACTTGGACCCTTTACAATTAACTCATCTACTAGTAAAGTAGATACTCGTGCAAGAGCACGAGCAATATCTTTAAAGGTAGCTAACACAGGAGCTTCTCAAAGTTGGAAATTAGGTACTTTTAGATTAGACACACAACCAGACGGAAGAAGATAATGGCAAGAGAAACAGATATTATAGCTTTACAATTAAATAAATTATTAAGACCTTTTGAAAATCAATCAGGAATTGTAGGGACTAATACAGGTAATACAATGATGAATAATATTCCTCTTATTAACACTGCAGATATACTTAATCAGTATAATATTCCTAATTTAAGAAGTCAAAATTTAATGAATGAAATAATAAAACAAAATTTGCCAAACACTGTTAATACATTTAATACAACAGATACAGCCGATACAGCATCTTTTTTCTTTCCACCCAATAATCAAATAGTGCCATTAAAAAAACCTACTAGAGGTATAGTAGATTCAACTATTGCTTCTAATTTATTATATGATGATTTACCGCTTTCAAGAGGTATTGATACTTCCTATGGTGTAGCTAATGAACCTGATGAAGAACAAGTAAAATCTTTAACTGAACCAACAGGTATTGCAAAATTATTTAAATTTATATCTAACATTAGTCCTTTTGGTTTAGCAAGACGTGGTTTAGAATCTTTGAGAGGATTAAATCAAAGAATACAACAATCAGATTTTGCACAATCAAAAACTTTAATGGATTATTTAGACGCAAGAAAATATGGTGGTCGACAAGCAAGAGACGATGCGAGAGCTAGAACTATGGCTCAAGCAAGAGGTATTCAAAAGAAAATAGACAGAGGTGAATTTAACAGAGATACATCTAAAATAACTGATAGAGGAAGAGGATCTATTCCAACTAGATCAAAGCCTACGCGATCAAGATCTACTTCTCAAGGTGGAATGCGAGCAGAGAGAACTAGATCTAGAGATTTAGGTAGAATGAGAGGAGGAGTAGGTAGATAATGGCAAAGATAACTTTAGTATTTTCAAGACCTAGTAAAGAATACAAACAACAAGATGCAGATGCATTGATCAGAGACTTGGATGGATTGATTGATAAATTAAATACTACGTTTCAACAAGATCTAAGAGAAGAATCACAAAGATTCACTTGGTATATGAGTAAGAGCAATGGCCAATAGATATAAAAACGCAAACTTTGATTTAACAACTACAGATG